AATATTATAGGGATGGCCGCCACGTGTACCAAACCAAGATTGAGGGTTCTAGTATAAATAAGACACCAAACACCAATTGCATGAGACAGTTTTGAGAGAGCTCAATTGGTGTACCACTTCTTATTACAGAAATGCCATTCCATATAACAAAATAACTTCTCCTGAAAGCTCTGAACTAAAACACAACCTCGTGGGTTATATATACACCCCACCCAGATCTAAATCATAAACATCCCTGAGTTATTCATCCGCTTTCTCCTCTTTCTCAAAACACAAACTCATATTCAGTAGAAGTTCAACGTTTGTTCTTCACCTTCTTCATATCCTTTTCTGAGTTTTCCAGAAAATAGTCTTATCTTCAACCACTGTTCTTCTTCTGCAAATCTTCCAGCTTCTTGACTAATTGTTCGTCGTTGGTCAGTTGTTCGTCGTCCGTCAGTTCCGCTGCGCGGCCATATTTTCTCATATGGATTCTCAGTTAGTAAATCCTCCAAGTGCCTTTAACTACATAGAGTCCCATCGGGACGAGTACCAGCTTTCTCATGACCTAACTGAGATAATTATGCAATTCCCGTCGACGGCGTCTCAGTTAACAGCCAGACTCAGTCGGAGTTGCATGAAAATAGACCACTGCGTCATAGAGTACCGACAACAGGTTCCAATTAACGCGACGGGATCTGTTATAGTGGAGATTCATGACAAGAGAATGACCGACAACGAGTCTTTGCAGGCGTCGTGGACTTTTCCGATCAGATGCAACATAGATCTCCACTATTTCTCATCTTCCTTCTTTTCCCTCAAAGATCCTATTCCTTGGAAACTCTATTACAGAGTTTGTGATACGAATGTTCATCAGAGGACCCACTTCGCCAAGTTCAAAGGGAAATTGAAACTATCCACGGCTAAACACTCCGTAGATATCCCCTTCCGGGCACCGACGGTTAAGATCTTGTCCAAACAGTTCACCGACAAAGACGTGGATTTCTCCCACGTGGACTATGGGAGATGGGAAAGGAAGATAATAAGGTCCGCATCCATGTCCAGGATTGGGCTTCCGGGCCCAATTGAAATAAAGCCAGGAGAGTCGTGGGCTTCAAGGAGTACAGTTGGGCTAAGTAATTCGGATGCGGACTCGGAGGTGGAGAACGCAATGCATCCATATAGACATCTCAGTAGGCTGGGAACGAGCGTGTTAGACCCAGGGGAGTCTGCTTCGATTGTAGGAGCCCAGCGAGCCGAATCCAACATTACTATGACAGTGGGCCAGTTGAACGAGCTTGTTCGATCCACTGTACAAGAATGTATTAATAGTAATTGTAAGGCTACTCAGCCCAAATCACTACAATAAATTATATGCTTCGATTGTTCAAAGATTGACTGTTCGATGGTAAATATATACATAGTTTATTATTAATCAACCTATATAATCAAGGTCAAACGATACAAATGTTGATGCCTTAGACACAGTATCTGACATCCAACAATAATAAACTAACAGGGCGTTCTTGCTAATGTTATCATAAACACCGTTGCATGAGTCATGATCAAGATCCTTGAATGTGGACCAGCAATTAAAACGCCTGTTAGAGAGCGTTGTAGATCCTTCCACGTCGACCATCATCGTATCCTTCTCCACGGACAATACACGTTTGAATACGTGTCGTATGTAGAAACGGTCTTTCAGAGAGGGGGTTATGCTCAGGTTACCATGGCTATGGATCCTTGCACCGAACAGCTCGTCGAATGTATGCAGACACCCAGATGCACCCAGGTGGGGTTTGCGATCCATAACCACCACGAGAGTAAACACTCCTTCCACTTTGGGGGTAGAACCATCCATGTTCATATCTGGTTGAACACGTTCAATCTTCACAGTACCCTTGAAACGGAGTCGTTTCAACTTAATATAGGACCTACTTCGGTTGGGCTCGGTCTTACCAACGCATGGGTAGCTGATAAACGTAGAAATGGCTTGGTTATGGGGCATAACGAATTCTGGCCCATACTGATTCTCATGTATGCGTTGGGACGACATTCTGGGCTCATCATCCGACTTGTTTGAATTGGCACCTCGACGTTTCCAGGCTTGACGTTTTCCAGAATGCGGGCGGTTGAACACAGTGTTTCGAGCATAAAATCGACGTGGGGTGAAGGACAAACCACGTTTATTCCTCGAGGGATACATTGTCAAAATATAAACACAGTTAATACACAAATTATAAAGCGATATAACCGTGGTGGAAGGCTGAGTCAGCTTACATGACACATATCATTCGACTTCAATATATAGATAAGGATGGTTCAAAATAGATAAATAGACTCAGCCGCATGGTCTAAAACGAGCCACGTCAGTCGTGAGGTACAGTGGGCCATGGCAATAACGCGAGGAAATTATTCAAATTTCAAAAGAACTCGCGCGACATAAAGAAAGGCCCTTTAATTCAAATTAAAGGGCAGTCAAAGTAAATACGACCCACCAGAAGAGCACGGGGAGCGATAGAGCGCGCCAGGTGGCAGGATCACAGAGCGCGGGCCACCAGATAGAGCGAACACCAATGCGCGGCCATCCGGT